GATATATATGGCATCTACTACAAAGTAAAAATATTATTACGCTTCCAACTACTACAATAAGCGTACGACAAAAATCACAAAACAAAATGTCAACAAACAAAGATTTATTAAAGCAAGCAATTGCCGAAGCAAAAACTATTCGTGAGGCTGCAATCGCCAACGCTAAGGAAGCTTTAGAAGAATCTCTTACTCCACATTTAAAAGAAATGTTAGCTCAAAAGCTACAAGAAATGGAAAATGACGAAATGGAAGAAGAGATATCAGAAGAAACTATCAACGGTGCAGAAACAGAAAGCTACTCTGAAAATCCAAGAAGACATGGAAATGTTCTTAGAGAGGAAGAAGACGAAGAAGCTCCTGAAGAAGACGAAAAAGAGCCAACTGAAGAAGAAGAGCCAACTGAAGACGAAGGTGAAGAAGAAGACATCAAAATCGAAGACATGTCAGTCGAAGAACTAAAAGATCTAATCAGAGACATCGTAGCACAAGAAACAGGTGCAGAAGATGAAACAGAAGATGATTTAGGAGCAGAAGATATGACAGGTATGGAAGATGGAGAAGAAGAAATCGACATCAACGAGTTACTAAGAGAATTAGAAGAAGGAAGTCACGAAGATAAAATGGAAGAGTACACATCTGCACCAACAGATCGAGGAACTTCTGGTGGGAAAGATACTGGTAAAGAGATTGACACTCAAATGGCTAATGCAATTAAAGCAGTTGCAGCTAAAACAGGAAAATCTTATGAAGCAATTTCTCAATTTCTTTTTGGTGGTAAAAAAACAATGCCAGCTGAATTTGAAGAAGGAGTAAACGAGTATACATCTGCACCAACAGACAGAGGAACTTCTCATAAAGATACCGGTAAAGAAATTGACACTCAAATAGCTAATGCAATTAAGTCAATGGCTGCAAAAACTGGAAAATCTTTTGATGCAATTTCTCAATTCCTTTACGGAGGTAAATCAGCAGGTACAAAAGAAATGGGAAGCTTCGAAGAATCAGTTGAATTACAAGAAGCTCTAAAAACAGTAAGAGTATTAAGAAGCCAACTTCAAGAAGTTAATCTTTTAAACGCTAAGTTACTTTACGTAAATAAAGTTTTCAAAGCAAATAACCTTACAGAAGGTCAAAAAGTAAATGTTGTGGCAGCTTTCGACAAAGCAGAAACAGTTAAAGAAGTAAAATTAGTTTTCGAAACAGTTTCTAAAAATGTTGTAGCAAAACAACCTGCAAGACCAGCTATTAAAGAGCATAAATCATTTGCATCTAAACCAGCAGGTTCTACTCAGAAGCAAGTTATTAACGAAGTTTCAGAAGCAGTAAATAGAATGCAAATTCTAGCAGGTATCAAACAAAGAGAATTTTAATTAACAAAAACAAAAATTATTTAACCAAAAATGGAATTAAATCAATTATTAGAAGGTTCAAATAACTATAAGACGTTACAAGCTGATGCTCAACGTCTTTCAGGAAAATGGGCTAAATCTGGTTTACTAGAGGGGATCTCTAACGTAAACGACAGAAACAACATGGCTATGATTCTTGAGAATCAAGCAAAACAAATCGTATCTGAGGCATCTCAAACAGGTAACGGTGCAATTGGTACTGCTACAGGTGGTGCTGAGCAATGGGCTGGGGTAGCTTTACCACTAGTACGTAAAGTATTCGCTCAAATTTCAGCTAAGGATTTCTTATCTGTACAACCAATGAACTTACCATCAGGTCTTATTTTCTACTTAGACTTTAAATATGGTACAGGAGAAGCAGGATTTCCTCAAAACTCTAACATGTACGGAAACGCATCTACAGCTAACTCTAAAATTGGAGTAGATAATGAAGTATCAGGTGGTCTTTACGGAGCAGGTAGATTTGGTTATTCAGTTAACCAGTACACTGCATCATTAACAACAGCTGCAACAGGATCTGCAACATCAGCATCTATTGCATTTAACGACAGCTTAACATTAGCTAACTTTAGACAAGTAGTAGTGCCGTTAACTTCTTTATCAGGTTCAGATACAGAAGCAGTAAGATCATTTAGATTATTATCAGGATCAGTAGACTTTACAACTAACCCAGAATTAACATACGTTTCTGCATCTACTCACGTAGCATTCGTAGTTGATACAACACAAAGAACATTTAACGCTGCAGGAACAGTTGTAGGATCAGTAGCATACTCAGTTCAACCAACTGATAGTTCAAGAGGTGACTTCGAGGATGGATCTACAAAAATCCCAGGATCAGGATTACAATCAGCAACTACAATTGCAATTCCTGAAATCAACGTAACTCTTGCTTCTGAAGCTATTGTTGCTAAAACACGTAAGTTAAAAGCACAATGGACTCCAGAGTTCGCACAAGATCTTAACGCTTACCACTCAATCGATGCTGAAGCAGAATTAACATCATTATTATCTGAGTACATCTCTATGGAAATCGACTTAGAGTTAATCGATATGTTAATCCAAGATGCAGCTACAACTGAAAGATGGTCAGCTAGAAACAACAAAACTTGGACAGGAACAGCTTGGTCTTCAGGAACAGCTGCTTCAACAGACTTCTACAATACTCAAGGACAATGGTTCCAAACTATCGGAACTAAAATCCAAAAAGTATCTAACAAAATTCACCAAAAAACTTTAAGAGGTGGAGCTAACTTCTTAGTATGTTCTCCTTCTGTAGCTACAATCTTAGAATCAATTCCTGGATATGCAGCAGATACAAACGGTGATAAAATGGATTTTGCAATGGGAGTTCAAAAAGTTGGACAATTAAACTCAAGATTTAGAGTTTACAAAAACCCTTACATGACTGAAAACAT